GGGTCTGGATCGTTGGCCATCTTCCAGTCGTAGTACCTGCCGATGTGCGGCCTGGTGATGCTGTCGTCGTACAGCTTCACGCGCTGACGCAGCACGGCGTTGGCGTTGTTGTACAGCATGACCATGCCGCCGACGGTCTCGGGCGCGCTGCCCTGCTCGCCGCCCATGATCTGGGGCATGCTGGACTCGGTGTCGGCGAACTGCATGGCGGCCTGCGCAATGGCCAGCAACTCCTCGAGGTGCGAGTTGAACTCGAACACCGTCATGGCACTACGCACGTCGTCGAGCTCGTCCTTGGCCAGCCAGATCTTGTTGGGCGTGATCTCGTAGCTGCCGTTCTGCGGAATCACCATGCCCCTCTTCATGACGATCTGGCCGCCCAGCGAGGTGCGGCCGTTGTCCATCACCTGGCGCCAGGCGCTGTTGACCACTCGCTGCTGATGCTCGAGCTCGTCGGGCAGGCCGTAGCCGAATGGGCTGTCGTCGGCCTTGCGCCAGCAGTAGACGTCCACCGGCAGCGTGCGGTCGGCGACCCACGAGTCCATGGCCCCAACGACCTTGTCGTTGACGATCACGAGCACGCCGAAGTCCACGTCCTCCAGCGGGTCGCCCGTGCGGCTGGAGAGCATCTGCATCTCCTCGGGCTCGATCTCGCCGTGGTACGTCCACATCTCGTAGGCGTCCTCGTTGACCATGTCTCGAATGACGCGGCCTTCTGCCACGCGCAGCTTCTGCGGCGGCATGCGCAGCACCTCGCGGATGACTTCGGTGTCGTAGCCCGGCAGGCCCACCAGCTTGCGCAGTTGCTTGCGCGTGATCATGCGGCGCACAAAGAAGCCGCGGCCGTTCTGGTGATCGTTGCCGCAGCTCGGGTCAAAGAAGCAGTCCCACGGGTCCAGGCGCTCGCTGGCCGGGACGATCGACTCGTTGATCTGCAGCACCTGCGTGCCATCGCCCTGTGGCAGCCAGGCCTTGCTGGTCTGACGGGCCGGGAACGGGCCGTAGAGCACCATCGTGCCCAAGCGCACAGCATCCTCGATGCCCTTGCGGCTCTCGCCGTTGTACTTGCACTCGGTCAGGCTGTCGTCGATCGAGCGCTCCATGGACCCGGCTGCCTGCTTGGCAGCCTCCGTGATCGCCTCGGCCTCCTGCGCGGCGGTGAAGCCCGTAGGCTGCCCGGTCTGCGGGTCGACGGTCTGGGCGTTGTTGCCGGTCATGTTGGCCAGCTCGGGCATCGGCGTGGGCCTGATGCCCCAGTTCCGGTCGTCGACAGGGAACAGGATCTCGCACATGCGCGCCACGGCCTGGTCGACCTTCGGGCGCACGATGTTGATCACCACCCTGGAGCGAGCGCCGTCCTGCGCCTTGCGCGCGGGCGGGCCGTTGCGCAGCGTGTTCTCGAACTCGCCGGTGGAGATTGTGTGCTCGCCGAAGTAGAGCTGCGCGTTCCTGCGCCAGCGCCTTTCGACGTCGGTGTTCGTGGCGCGCGACTGCACCCACTGGTCGCGCATCTTCGTGAAGAGCAGGTACAGCCGGTCGATCTCGTTCTTCTGACGAGCCTCGAACTGCTCCTTGCTCATCACGTCGTCGCCGACCATGTAGGCGACTTCTGGCGGCATGTCTTTGGGGTCCATGAGGCCTCGCTAGTACGCTGTGATCTCGTCCAGCGCCTGCCACAGCGCATGCGTGCCAGTGGGCACGACCCAGTCGTCCGTCTTCTTCACGGGGTACGCAAACGTCAGCGCCAGCGAGTCGGCGCGGTCTGGCGACTTGATGCCGCGCTTCTTGGCGTCGTCCTTGCTTTCGATGAGCAGGTTGCCGGCGCGGTAGCTGTACTGCAGCGCGGTCAAGTCCGTGACCAGGTCATTGTCGTTCGGGATCGAGGCGCCGGCCTTGAGCCACTCGCGCATGTCTCGCCACATCCGCGCACGCAGGTTGTAGTTCTGCCCGTCGTCCACGCGCAGCGCGGAGTTGACGTCGACCACCATGTCGCCGAAGTCGCGGCGCAGCATGTCGGCCACGCCTGCACCGATCCCGATCGTGTCCACCGCAATCTGCGCAACGTCTCCGAGCTGGGCCCGGATCTCGTCCTTCGCCCGGCCGGCCACGTCCACCACGTCGAGCTTGCCGGCCACCACCTGACGCAGCAGCACGCGGCCCTGGCGGAACGTGAAGACGGTCTTGTCGTTGCCAAAGCGCGCGACGTCGATGCCCATCAGCACAGGGCCGTGAGCGATCAGGTCGGCCGGGCCCTTGCGCGCCGCGGCCTGCACGATTTCGGCTGAGATGAAGGCGTTCGAGACCGAGGCGGTGTAGCTGCGGTCAATCTCCTGCGCGATGACCACCGGGTCCAGCTTGGCCCTTTGCTCCTCGTACCAGGCCTCGTCCTTGCGCGGGTCGTCGCGCCAGTCGAAGATGAACTTCGGCGTCTTGCCGTCGTGCGCCTTGCGGTAGAACGGATTGCCGGCCCCGTTGGGGGTGGAGACGTAGATGCGGCAGTTCGAGGTCTGCGACAGGGCGGCGTCGGCCGCATCGGGGCGCTCCAGGAACGCCGCCTCGTCGATGAAGTAGATCGAAGTCCGGTTGCCTCGGCCGATGTTGTCGCCGGCCTCGCCGACGACGAACGACCCAGACTCTGGGTTCTGGATCTTCATAAACGGCGCGTGCTTCGTCACGTCCCAGCCCTTGGGCTGGAACTCGGACGGCAGGAGGTCGACGAACTGGCGCACCTTCCAGAACAAGCTGGCCGGGTTGCCGATCTGGTCGACGTAGTCCTCCTTGCGCGACCCGAAGCCGGTGACCGTGCCTTCCTTGAAGATCATCATCCAGGAGGCGAAGGCCACGCACAGCCACGACACGCCTGCGTCGCGACTCTTCTCGACGACGCCGTCCTGGCGCTGCAGCCAACGCTGCAGCAGCCAGTCCAGGAACTCGCGCTGCTTGGGGAACAGGACGAAGGGCACGACGGTGCGCAGGCCGCGCTCGGCCAGCCGCGGGTCGAAGGTCATGCCGAAGTCGTTGACGAAGTCGGCCGGGCGGCTGGCGTAGTAGTCGCGCAGGCGAGGCAAGATCTCCGGCTGCTCGCGCATGCGCTGGATGCGCTCGACGCGAACGCGGAAGATGGCCTCGTATTCCGGCGACTTCCAGTCCCAGGCTTCGAGTCCGTACCCCTGGGGAGCCGTCATCCGTTGCCCTTGATCAGGCGCTCGTAGGCCTGCTCGGCGGTGAGCGTCAGGTCCGCCGTGATTTCCATAGGCCCGCCGTCTTTGCCGGTGAGCTCCATCTGCGCCTTGTCGCCGTACTCGCGCGGCGCGATCTTGCTGGCCACCTTGATGTAGGTGTCGACCGCCAGGCGCAGGCCCTGCGCGTCGCCCAGGTCGCGCGCGTTCTTGGCCACATCCAGCGCGCTGTCCATCAGGTTGTGGGCCTTGTGCTGGCGCACCTGGTGGTAGCGCTCGGAGAGCTCGGGCGTGGTGAGCATGATGTCGCGCAGCTTCCAGGCGGACATGCCCACCGGCAGGCTGGCGCCGATCGACTCCAGCGACTCCCCGCCAGCGTAGCGCTCCAGGATGTCGTCGATGCGGCCAGACACGACGAGGCGCGCCTGGTCCGCCAGGAATCGCTTCGTGACGTACTTCGGGACCTTGATCTCTTTGTCTTTGGCCATGTGCTGGGTGAACCCGGGCCGACGTCCAGACGGACGGGAGACGAGGCGCCGGCCTTCAGCCGACCCGGGCTCGAAATGCAAAAAGCCGGCTCGCGGCCGGCTTCGGAATCTGCAGGGACAGTTACCCGGGGCGGAATGTAGCACCGCGGGCGGGGACGGTCAACGGGTCAGAAGCTCGGGTTGCCCGTGCACCAGCAGAGCTGGCCGCTGGCGTCGTAGCCGACGCCGTGGCAGTCTGGGCAGGGGTTGATGCCGTGGCGGGCGAGGCGGTCGGCGGCTTGGGCGCGGATGGCGGCACTGCACATCCGAGCCTCAGCCCCATTTCGGATGATCAAGTATTGCCCAGCCACAGCGGCTTTGTTTGCGCTTTCGGCAACGGCGTCGCACACCTTCGCACACGCCTCCCTTTCGGATGCGGCGATAGCCTCAAACAGCGGCATGAACTCGTTGAGTTTTGCATGGTCAACATCCCAACTCTCGGACTGCGGGCCGAGTAGGTTTCGCATGATGCGGATGATGTCGTCTCTACTCAGCATGTGATCCTCATTTCAGGCCCTGGCTTGCACGGGCAGAGACTGACGAACGGCGCGTTGCCGCGTCCGCAGGCGGGGCAGAGCCAGCCGGTTGGAGTGATGCTGATTGGGGTTGGCGCAGTGGGGATGGTCAGTGTTGGGCACCACGAAGAGTGCGGCCAGCCAGCAGACGATCCGCAGTTTATGCAATGACTCGGGGGTTGTGCTGTGGTTGTGGCGATGTCGGTCATGTCTTGCTCTCCTGTTCGGCTCGCGCCTTCGCATACGCCTGCGCCATCGCTGCGCTCATGGTGCGGTACGCCTGCCGCAACACAGACGATAGTTTCTGGATACGCCGCACCTCGTAAATGGTGCCCAGCATGTGACGCAGCACGCGGTGTTTGTGTTTGGATTGGCGGGTCATGTCTTGTTCCTCTCTGCGAGCATGGAGCGGGCCAGCGCGTAGGAATCAGCTACGAGATGCTTACCAACGTAATCGGGCGTGCACTTACCAGACGCAAGGAACCCCTGCATCGCCATCCCCGCGAACCAATCGAGCAGGCTCATCCCATGCTCATGCTCGGCCAAATCGAAGTGCTGGGCGGGGAAGGCCCACCCTCCTCCTCCGTCTTTCATGTGCGGCTCCTCTTCGGCCACCACGCGGGCCGGTCTGTCCATTCGATGTCTTTTTGCCAAGGTTCTTTTTCGCGTGCGCGCTCACCGGCTCCCCTGGCAGTCACATAACACGAGACAACGATGCTCCACCAGCGGCCGTTCCACCACCGCAGAGAGCACCGTCCCCTGCACACACTCGTAGGCCACCAGCCGACAGAAGGCGGCGGGCCTTTGTGCCATGTTGTCATTTCGGTTCTCCTTCCGCTTTGGCGATCACTTCGTCCCAGTCATGCCCACAAAAATCAGGCGTGTAGTTGTTCTGCACGCACCGTGCGGCGTCTTTCAACGCCTCCAGCAGTTCGGAATTCACCGCGTGCAATCGGCGCAGTTCGGCGGCGGCTTCGTCATTGATGTCGTTGCCGTAGCGGCTTTGAATGAGGGCAGCCAGCCGCAGGGCTTCGGGCCTATTTGCTTTCGCATCTTTGCGCAACTGCTCCATCCACCAACCGTGGTTTTCCAGCGGTGATATTTCTTCAGCCATGTTCTTTCTCCACCGGCACATCTCGCCACTCTCCAGGCTCACCGTTCACCCAGTGCACGTCGTGCGCGCTTCTCTCCCACCACTGCTGGAGGATGCGCACGGTGCGAGTCTCGATGTGCGTCGAGCCATCTAAATGGTGAATCTCTTCGCGCTCCACGAAGCGCAGATTTTTGGTCGGGATCATGTGTTTCGCTCCTTCAGCGCGGCCTCGACGGCGCGGGCAAAGCTATACGGTTTGTAATCGCTGCGCAAAGATGGCGGGAATAGCGCGCTGATCTCATCGTCTGTCAGCCCCACTCACTCGCGGCGGGGTGGGTTAGTTACGACACCGAGGGGCCGCACTTCCAGCGGCGTGGGGCCGCTGTACGAAGCACGCTCGCGCTCGGCGTTTGCCTTGCCGCACTCGCCCACGAACACCGGGTGTTGCAGAACCCACTGGCCGTCAGTCTTGGCAAATAATCCCCACGCCACCGGCTCCTGCTCCTGCTGCGCCAGCGCGGCCTTGAATGTGTCGATTGCATGGTTCAGCTTCACGTAATCCTCGTCGTGCATGAACCGCAAGGTTTTGTCCATCGCCGCCAGCGCCTGTAGCGCGGTAGCGCGGGGTATGGTGATAGTGCTCATGCCTTTCCTTTCTGCTCGTACCTCAGGCGCTGCCCATGGGAACGAGCGTTGAAATCGGGGTAGTAGCGCCGCACGCAGCGGCTGACGTAGCTGTCGGCTCGGATGCCGTGACGCTCTGCGGCCTCTTTCTGCGTCATACCGCCGATCACCACGAGGTCGGCGATGGCCCTGGCTCTCGTGTTGGCGTTCACGACCACCACCTCGCGGGTGTCGAAGCGGTGGTCGTTGGCGCACTGCCGCTTGCGTGCTGCGCCTCGCGTGCGCAGCACCTCAGTCCAAGCGCCGCAGTGTGGGCACTTCATGCCAGCACCAGCAGCGCCACGGCACCAATGGCCATGATGATCGCCGTAGCCACCAGCGTGTCGCGCACCAGCTCGCCGTACCAGGCCTCATCGGGCGGCTCCTCCGGCATGCCGCATGCTTCTGGTGTCGGGCATTGTTTGCGCCCCTGATCGCATGGTCCGTTGCAACAGTTCATGCTTCGCGCTCCCTCGACTGATCCAGCATCGAGCGCAGTCTGTCGATGCGCCCCTCGCACTCGACGACAGTCGAGCGGAAGTGCTCTTGCATGCTCATCGCAGTGAGCAGCGCACGCTCGTTCATGTCGAGCTCTCGCTCCATCAGCTCGCGCACGGTGGGCTTGCGAAACAGTTCGATGAACTTCACAGCAGCGCCTCCCCGACCTCGTTGGCCAGCTCCTGCGCACGCTGCGCAGCCGTGGGCTTGTCCTGCCAGCCAGGCGGCAGCAGTCGGTTGCCGTCCTCGTCGTACTGTGGGAACGGCCAGTGTGGGTTGAACTCTCTCATCGTCGTCTCCGATGCGTGCAGAATTGCACTCTGCAAGTATAAGCATTGTGACGTCACTGACCACAAAGCCCATCAACGTAGTCGGCTAATCGCCGACCGGCAGCCAGCACCAGCGCGGCGTGCTCCTGCTGCAGCGTCAGATGCCGCCTGCGCCACGGCTGGAACTCCCAGGCCAGCGCGTCGAACTCCTGCGGGTGATCCTTCGACAGCATCTCGATCGCCGCCTTGCACGCGCGCACCTCGGCAGATGCGTAGCCCGTGACGTCGTCACCTTCCGCTACCTCTGGCAGCAGCCTGCGAAACATCGGCGACACGCTCGGGTAGTCGAGAGGGCCCTTCGCATCCGCCCAGTCATCAGCAGCGCAGATGCTCACCAACTCGCCTATCCACTCGGGCTGCAGTCTGATCATCGTGCTGTCACCCTCACGCACACCGCGCCGCCCGGCACAGGCTCGCTGACGTCGAACGACAGCCGCCAATGCTTGTCGTCAACCGCAGCAGCATCGGCTACACCATCGAGCCCCGACTTCATGCTCGCAAGCATGTTGTCCCAGTCTCGCCCCCGCTTGTCGGGTGGGTGAAACGTCAGATGGACCGCTAGGCCGTTTTTTTGGCCCGGGAGGCACCCTACCCCTTGCCCGGCCGCGATCGCCCGGCAGCGGGCCCTGTAGGCCTTCCTGGCCCGTGCCGCAGCCGACCAGTGCTGCCGAGCGTTCGGGCTGAGCTCCCGCGGAGGCCACGGCAGGTCGATTTCCAGGGTCCACTCTGCGTGAGCCACCTCGTCTGAGAGTCCTACCATTTCAGTCAACCTTTCCTGCCATTTCTGGGCCCTTCTGACCCCCTGCCGGGCCGTCCG